GGCTATTAACGGTCTCGTAACCGACCGTCAATACGCGGCATCTTACCTTGCGTTTCCCAACCTGGAAACAAATTCCGCTGGAGTCGTCTTGCCGAGTTTACGATAGAGTCGTCTTGCTCGGTAACAAATTCCCGTTTCAAACGAACGATCCTCCGGTTTCCCTTTCACCGATCGGACTCCTCGAAGTTCGACCTACAATCCCCTGATTCCACTTAACCCAGAGGCAAGCCTTGCAAGAATTCAAAGCTTCCTCAGGTTCATGTAGGCGTCGCGGGGGAGAGCTAGATCGGCTCCGGTATTCCCATCGTCACGTTCGTTATCCCATTTCCTTTGTTACCTCACACACGCCGAAGCGAGTCCGGTTGACATATCCGGCTGTTGGGCTCTATCTTTACCCCGACATACCCGAAGGCATCCGGTTGAGATATCCGGCTCTTGGGCTCCAGTTTCCTTTGTACCAGCGAATGGTAGTTGTCGGTAAGAATGCCGGACTTGACCCCGCCCTGCTTTCACCACCAGCGGGCCCTAGTCCCAAAGAGACATTCCTCTTCCCCCTCTTCATACGAGGACTTACCGGAGCTACTGGGGTTATATTCCGAAACCATATAACCCCGTATCTTTCTTTTAGCCCCTTTCCTTGCGTATACACCCTCCATCTGAGGACTTGGTCGAGAAAGTCGCCCAAAACCTCGCATCCGAGCCAGCTCTCGTAACCCTGTTTTTGATTTGAGAAGTGGGTTACATCTCACTAGGCGTTTCAGCGGGGTCCGGTCACTCTTCTGAAAATCAGGTCTATGACGACCTTCATTAAATAGGAGCTCCCGGAGGGCTTCCTTCTCGTCATGGCTTGTCTCCTCATAGGAGGCCACCAATCTCTCATCTCCAGGCACGACTGGCTCATCCGGCAACCGTATAGGGTCCCAAAGGTTCCTATGGCGATCGAAAACAGAGGTATTTGACAAAGGGAGGCCTAAGTCGACAGGATCGACTCGATAGCGCTTCCCTATCCTACTGTTAACGAAGGCGGACACCCACTTGGGCCCTGCGTTCTTGCAGGCCGTCGCCAAATGCCTTACACCCTCAACGGTCTTCCCCTCTCCCCCACCTCTCCGGAGATAGACAATCTCCATCCATTTTCCTTTGTCTTGCCGCAAAAAGATCGTCGAATTGATTTCGGCGACACGTTCACTCACACCCGTCTTCAGACGGTTAATTTCAAACCCCGGGGGGTATCGATCAACGACGTCGTTCAACCGGGAGGAGATCAAGGTGTCGTCACCGTTGACCTTAAGCTTGGCGCTCTTGTCCTCGCGTACTGCCCACTTCGCGGCACAGTATGAGGACAGACAGAGCAATGGAAAGGAGAGATACGTGCCCATCATTTGGCCGTGGCTAACCTCGGTTAGCTCACCCTCCGGACCTTCAACCTTAGGACGCAACGAAACATGCGCCCATTCCTTGACCCTTCCTGGGATCGACCGAGATCTGGCGAGAAGCGCACTGAGTATGACCTCAGTAGCATCAAGCCGCAAACGATCGGTAGCTCCTACCAAATCTATAGAGGTTTGGTATTTATTGACGCAGGTCGTCGCCACTATTTTCTCCTTTGGAGGACCGACTAAAAGCCAGTCCTTCTCAGCGCAGGCGCTGTAAATTGACTTGTGGAGTGGGCCTAGCAAGTCGTATCCCGACGAAGGGATACCTAATGGCCTTACCTTGCCCTGAGTGACAACTTCCTTGTAGCGGAGCCAGAATTGCCCTTTAACTCGATTTCTTGAGTAGAAAGGAGCCTTTCGGCCAGCCAAGACAGATGCGAGGTAGCCCT